ATTTAGCCGCCCACTGCTAAGTGTGGGAGAAAAGAGGAAGACATGATGAAATTAGCGGATACAGTAGAAGGAATGAATAGTGCAGATTACAAAAAGAGATTTATTGCAGAGTATCAGCAGTTAGTTATCAGATACAGAGGATTGGCTAATATGCTGAATAAATGGGACAGGGGAATAGAGCTTGGGTTTGTTCCAACCTGCCCACGAAGTACATATAACATGCAGATTTCTGCCATGACTGATTATATTGCAGTTCTTGAAGCCAGGGCAGTGATGGAGGGTATTGAGTTGGATGCAAGTGCAGCTTCTTACGATTAAATCGAAATTTTAGGATGGGGAGATATGGACAGATATTCATTTAAGGCAAAGAGATTGGACAATGGCGAGTGGGAGACAGGTTTTTATGTAAAATGTAGAGGACATCACTATATCTTGCCGGTATATGATGATGGCCATGGATATGACGAGCGTTATGCGGAATGGGTTGAAATAGTTCCAGAAACCGTCTGTCAGTATACCGGACTGCAAGATAAGAACGTCCAGAAGATTTGGGAGAATGATATTGTAAGAACGAGCAGATACGGAAAAGACGATGGGAAAGGACATAATTTCGCAGGATTTGATGCGTTTTCTGTCAGGTGGAATGATGGCGGTTTTGCTTTATTCAGCAAATGGAGACGGTTTAATTTAAGGAGCGATTTAAACGAATATGAGATTATCGGAAACATCTTTGATAATCCGGATTTGCTTACTCGTCAAAATTAGAATTTGATGGAGGTACAGGATGAAATATAAAGTGGGAGATTCCTTTCTCGCGAAGGCCACCATTGAGAGTGTGGATCCGAAAAGACGAGCACCGTATTTCCTTGATTCAAGTATCGGATGCGGATGGTGGAGCGAATCAGCACTGAATGATTACAGGATGATGAACTGCGACAAGTGCAAGTGGAAAGGAAAGCGACATCAGAAATGCACATGTTGTGTAAGGAACCAGAGCATCAAGGATAATTACGAAAATTAGAATTTTCTGATAGAACCGGAGAAAGGAAAAGAGGATGGATTATGGAGTGTATTTTTATCAGAGAATTAACGGCATGATTGCCTTAACAGATGGCTTATCAGAGGAGCAATGCAGAATTATTCAACCTCAGCTGAAGCGGCTAGCAAATTATGATGATGCAAAGGAACAGATTGAGGAAAGAATTGAAAAGCTAAAGGCATGTTCGGACTATCCCCATAATTTCAAAGGACAGATGGTAGAGGATTTTGAGTGGGTGTTAAGTTTGCTTAATCTACAAAACTGAGATTTGAGGGAGAAAAAATGAGCAATGATTTAATCAGCCGTGAGGCTCTGTACAATGAAATTGTAAGGCTAGAAGAATTAGCCAGAAACAGGGTTTGTGATACTCCATCATCAAGCCCTTGCTATATGCGATATGTGGCCCAGCTTAACGAAAGAACAGCTTTAAAACAATTAGTTATTGATGCGCCTGTGGCTTATCCACTTCCGAAATATTAAAATTTCCGGAGGAAATACAAAATGAAAAGCTTGAAACTATCAAAAAGAATGGAACAAGCCGTGGAACTTATGAAACAAGAAGAATTTTATTTATGTGAACTCCCTAATTGGTCGTTTTGGGGGGCCTATAATTTGCCGGGGCAAACCATTAGAACTGACACCATGAAGGCGTTGGAGCACCGTGGGTTGGTAAAGATTGAGCTTGCTATAGGTGAAAAGCGGAGTAGTTATGTTGCTACGTTGATTAAGCGGAAAAATTAATATTAGCAGCCGACTGCTGAGTGTCGGAGAAAGAGGAATACATGATGAAATTATTTAAAAATATTGATGACAAGTTAAAAGAAATTGGATTTACAAAGGTATCAGACGATGAATACGGAGCCTGTTACGAAAGATACAATAAAAAATATAAGTATACACAATGCGTTGATTTATTACATAAAAAATCAGGTAAACACATTATTCAGTCATATGATAAAGATTTGATGGACAATAAGAAGATTGGTAACACCTGTGCCGGACTTACATATTACGAAATGAAGTTATTTATGAAAAAAATGAGAAAAATTGGGTTGGTAAGTAAGTCATCATTGACACATTAAACTGAAATTTGTGTACGGAGGAGGTGCCTGATTGAGAAAGAAAGCAGACAGTAAGCAGGCCAAGGCCAACAAGGCCCTGCGGGCATCAGCTGTAGCGGCTTTGGCGGAATCAGCCATCCGGGAGCCGCCGCCGGATACATGGTCTGTCAGGATGCCGGCTTATGCATATACACAGGCCTGTCCGGTTCCGGGACTGCGCCGGCCGCCGAAGGGAGTGATACGGTACTATGAGACAATGCTACATAGACAACGGGCACCGCGGGTGTGACGGACAGCGAACCAACAAGGGCAGGATACGGTACGGGTGCTGGGCGTGCCCGTACCTGGATGCGGGAGGAGGTGAGGCCGGTGAAACAGACGGAAGCATTGGAGGAAGTGGCCAGGCTGGCCGCAAGGGAAGCCCTTAAGGAGCATGAGAAGCAACTCCGGAGGGAAAAGAGAATAAAGGTATTCCAGAACACCAAGAAGCTGATGGAGAATTATAACCGCATCTGTCAGAGCGTGGAGGAGGGAGTGGCAGAACTGTCCGACATGGATAATGGCGATGAACTGGAGGAGTTCACAGAGGAGGATATCTTTATCAACAGTATCCTCAAGAGCAAGCTCCGGAGTATTGTCATGATAGGACACATAGACAAGTGCTTGAAGCTCCTGGAGGATGAGGAGTGTCGGAAGAATACGCATGAGAAGTATTTGGCATTCAAGTATTTCTATCTGGATGGGATGACATACGAAAGTATTGCAGAGATTTACGGATATGGGGAGCGGACAGCCAGGCGGTGGATAACGGAACTTACGGGGATTCTTAGTGTATATCTCTTTGGGGCTGATGCCCTTATGCTGGATTAGAGACTTGACAGGAGCGTGTCAAAATCGTGTCCTTGTCATGTCCGTTTGGATGATTTATAATTGTAATATGCAGAATTGGATGAAGCGGAAAGCTGATTGATTTTGCACCCTCCCCACAAATAGCGGCCGCCAGGTGTTACAGCCTGGCAGCTGACTCGCTGGCATCGCGACTGCGGCACAAGGTACCGCTGAATATGCTGGCAGACTGAAACACTGGCGTACTGGCGCATCGGGTATCCAGATGCTGGGTACTTAGATGCAGGTACGCATTAACGGAACATAACTCAGTGGTAGAGTGGCGGCCTTATAAGCCGCAGGTCCCTTGTTCGATTCAAGGTGTTCCGATGTTGTGGGGAAGCGTTTTTATAAAAAAGGGCATCCTTAGCGGGTGTCCTTTTTGTTACCCATTTCCCGGCGTCTGAAACTTAGGGCGTCCGGGCCTCCTTCAAAACAACACGAAATGAGGTGAGATTAAATGGCTAGAGCGCCAGACTCAAGAATAGAACAGGCTGAGGCCATGTACCGGAAAGGCATCAAATTAGTTGAGATTGCAAGTCAACTAAATTTGCCAGAGGGGACGGTCCGCCGCTGGAAGTGTACACACAAATGGGATAACGAACGTTCGGATAAGAAAAGCGAACGTTCGCAAAGAAAGAAGGGAGGCCAGCCCGGTAACCAGAACGCTGTTGGGAATGAAGGTGGCGCCCCTGACCTAAATAAGAACGCAGAAAAATACGGTTTCTTCAGCAAGTACTTGCCTGAGGAGACCGTTTCCATTATCCAGGAGATGCCCACGGACCCGCTGGACATCCTATGGGACCAGGTGCAGATAGCCTATGCTGCCATTATCCGGGCGCAGTCCATCATGTATGTGAGGGACCAGAAGGACGTGACCATCACTAAGATAGGCCAAAAGGATGGGGAGACGGTGACGGAGGAGCGCTGGGAGGTACAGCAGGCCTGGGACAAGCATGGCAATTTCCTGCAGGCGCAGGCCAGGGCCCAAAAAACGCTGGAGGGCCTTATCAAACAGTATGATGAGCTCCTGCATAAAAACTGGGAGCTGGCCAGTGAGGAGCAGAAAGCAAGGATTGCAGTTCTGAAGTCACAGGTTGAAAAGGATGAGGAGAAGCCGATCCAGATAACTTTTGGGAGAGCAAGTGAAAGGCATGCCTGATATACATTACGTAGATTTTACTCTGAATGACCATTTCTTTGATTTCGTCCACGACTGGGATCACAAAATATATCTGACTGTTGGGGGTTATGGCAGTTCTAAGAGCTACCATATTGCCGTGAAGCTGATTAAGAAGCTGCTGGAAGAGAAACGCAAGGCCCTGGTAGTCCGCGAAGTGTTCGATACCATCCGGGATTCCTGTTTTGACTTGCTGCAGGAAGTGGCTGAGGCCATGGAGGTTACGGATTATATTACGTTCACCACATCTCCGATGCAGGCGCGGTTCAGCAATGGCAGCCGAATCATCTTCAAGGGCATGGATAAGCCAGCAAAGCTAAAATCCTTAAATGGTGTCAGCATTGTCTGGATTGAAGAGTGCTCTGAAGTTAAGTATGCGGGATTCAAGGAGATTCTGGGACGTCTCCGTCATCCGACCCTCAGCAATCACATTATTCTGTCCACAAACCCTGTCAGCAAAAGCAACTGGGTTTACAAGTATTTTTTTCAGGACAAGGCAGCCGGCTACAAGGTGTTGGATGATGAGGAACTGTATCAGAACCGAATAATGGTGGTCGGCAACACGTACTATCACCACAGCACGGTGGATGACAACTATTTTGTGCCGGCGGATTACATCGCGCAGCTGGATGAGCTGGAGAAGCACGATCCGGATCTGTACCGGGTGGCCAGAAAGGGACGCTTTGGTATTAATGGAAGGCTGGTGTTCCCGCAGTTTGAAGTACGTACCGAAAGAGAAGTTGCTGAATGCATGAAGGGGATTACCAATCCGATTGAAAAGAACGGAATGGACTTTGGTTTCGTTACCTCATACAACGCTGTTGTACGAATGATGATAGACCACGATAATAAAATTCTTTATCTGTATGACGAATATTATTCCAGGGATAAGACAGACCCGGAGATTGCGCGGGACATAGAGAAATGGAAGGACATACTTATCAAGGCTGACTGCGCGGAGCCGAAAGCTATCCGGTATTACAAGCAACAGGGGTTCCGGATAAAGCCATGCAGGAAGTTCAAGGGGTCCCGGGAGGTGTACACCAAAAAGGTCAAGCGGTTCAGGAGTATTGTATGCTCAGACCGATGTCAGAACATCATCAATGAGCTAAAAGAATTGACATTTGCCGTGGATAAGGATGGGGAAATCATTGAGGATGAATTCAATATTGACCCCCATACACTATCCGCTATCTGGTATGGACTGGATGATTATGAGGTATCAGACCTCAAGGGTAGCGGAATGAAAGTTATGAAGTGAGGTGATAAATAACATGGAACTTGAAGCGATAAAGAAACTGATCAAGAAACATATGGCAGGGCATGGAGACTTCCTAATGCGAGTAGAGACTGCGAAACGGTATTACCGAAACAAGACGGACATCCTGATGAAGCCGCTTAAAAAGAAGGAGTCAGACACAGGAGAAAACCCGCTCCGTAATGCGGACAACCGGATCCCATTCAACTTCCACGGTCTCTTGGTGAACCAAAAGGCATCCTACATGTTTACAGCTCCTCCATTGTTCGACCTTGGAGACAAATCAGCCAATAAGGCCCTTACCGCGTTTCTGGGGGATGAATATGCAAAGACCTGTAAAGACCTATGTGTGGATGCCTCTAACGCATCAGTAGGATGGATACACCTATGGAAGGATAAGGCCTCAAATGGATATAAGTATGCAGTGGTTCCCCCGGAAGAAATCATACCGGTATGGGGCAAGAGTCTGGAGAGAGAGTTAAAGGGCGTGCTCCGCTGTTATCATGATATCAATGATGAGGGAGAAGAACTGGATGTATATGAATATTGGAACGACAGGGAATGCCAGGCTTATGCAGTACAGGCTGGAAGCAGTGTGGATGATGGACTGATGCCATACCACTCCTTCACATTGATTGACGCGGATGGTAATTCCAATCTGGTCAGCCAATTTCCTCACGACATTGGAGAGGTGCCATTTTTCCCATTCTTCAATAATAACACAGGGACAGGCGATCTGGACGATATCAAGCCCCTGATTGATGTATACTGCGGGGTATTCAGCGGTTTTGTTAATGACCTGGAAGATATTCAGGAGGTCATTTTTGTTCTTACGAATTACGGCGGGGAAGATTTAGGACAGTTCCTGCGGGAGCTTAAGGACTACAAGGCAATTCAGATTGAAAGTGAAGGAACAGAAGATAAGTCAGGTGTATCCACGCTGACCATTGAACTTCCAGTGGAGGCCCGCAAGGAGCTACTAGCCACGACCCGGAAGTGCATCTTCGAGCAGGGCCAAGGCATTGACCCGGACCCTCAGAACTTTGGGAACAGTTCAGGCGTGGCCCTGGGTTTTTTGTATTCCCTGCTGGAACTCAAGGCGGGGCTTATGGAGACGGAATTTAAGATAGGCTTTGGCCGGTTCATCCGTTGCGCCTGCCGGGTAATGGGCATACCAATCAAGGATGACACCGTCATCCAGACTTGGACCAGGACCAGTGTTAAGAACGACCTGGAGGAGGCACAGATAGCGTCCCAGAGTAAGGGTGTGATTGCGGATGAGGATATTGTTCGCAAACATCCGTGGGTGGAGGATTTTGAGCGAAGCTGGAATGCATTTCAGAAACAGGAGGAAGAAGGTAAAAAAGAAATATCCGATATGTTCCCACAAAAGTCTCTGGATGGCGAAGGACAGGGCGGTGATGAATGATGGATTATTGGGAAAAGCGGCAGCTTGAGACCTATAAGGCCGGAGAAATGCAGGTCAACCGGTACTATACCAAACTGGAAAAAGCATTTAACCAGACAAAGCGCGAGTTGCAGAAAGCCATAGAATCATTCTACTTTCGGTACGCGAAAGAAAATGGACTGTCCTATGCAGCAGCGCAAGTAAGGCTTAGTAAAGAAGAGCTGGGGGAACTGGAAGACTTTATAACACTCGCGATGGATAATATTGGGAAATATAACCAGACCGTCAACAACATGTCCATCAAGGCTAGGATTACACGATATCAGGCACTGGAAGTGCAGATTGATGCCTTATTGCGCGAGTTGTATGCGATTGATTATCAGACCAGCGGCGAGAAAGCAATGCAGGAAGTATATGCCGACAGCTATTATAGGACATGGTACAACATCGACCAGCACAAGGGTTTTCATTCAGCATTCGCGCAAGTTGACCCTGCTGCTGTGGAAGAGCTGCTGAAGTATCCGTTTAATGGCGCTAATTTCTCCGCGCGTATATGGAAACAGAAGGAATATTTGCAAACACAGTTGATGGAATCCCTTACAACTATGATGGTGCAGGGGAAGAATCCTCAAACGTTGGCATCGGATTTTGCTAAGAAAATGAACACGAAGAAGTTTGACGCCTATCGTTTGCTCCACACAGAAAGTTCTTTCTTGATAAACGAAGCCACGCATGCCGGGTACAAGGCAGATGGCGTGGAGAAGTACCAGATATTGGCGACGTTGGACAGCAAGACATGCGATATTTGCGGGGACTTAGACGGAAAAGTGTATGAAGTGGAAAAGGCTATCACAGGGAAGAACATGCCACCATTCCATTGTTTCTGCCGGTGTACAGATTTTCCGTACTATGATGGCACAGATACGTCCGACATGACCCGTGTGGCCAGAGACCCTAGAACTGGGAAGTATGTGGATGTTCCGGCAGATATGACATATAAAGAGTGGAAAACGCGATTTGCAAAGGAGGCATAGAACAAGAATGTATTCCGAAGCCAAGAGACTTGAGATTTTCATGTCCAATGGATATGCCTTGCAGGTAGATAATTCCTTTGAAGAAATGATGGCGATTCTGGATAATGAAGTACTGGGGCCAAATGAGTATATTGTGATAACCTGCAAGAGTGGTTTGCGCTTGGCGTGCAGGAAGGGGGACATTGTGGGCCTGGGTGAGTATATAGAAGATTGATAAACAACAGCATGTAGGATTGGAGGGAGATTATGTTATACAAAATTGGATTGTCAGGGAACAGGGAAATCACGGTTGAGACTGAAAAAAGTCCAGAGGATTTAGCTGTGTGGGCTAATGATGTTTGTGAGGAGCCTGGATTCGCTATATGCAATACACCGGAAGGGAAGGCCGTTTTTATTAGGACAAGAGAAATACAGACTATAACCGAGGTATAAGCACACAGGACTATCCTGAGTGTTATTTTTTCGCCTTCCTGGTATCCCAGGCGATAAAGAGGGAGACATCACCGGACACGACCGGGATAACAAGTGGAGATGAATCGAAAGGAGTAAATACATGAAAAAAGAAGAATTAGTAGCAAAAGGATTATCTGAGGAGCAGGCACAGGCCGTAATGGATATCTGGAATGAAGCCATTAAGGGGTTTGTGCCGAAGGAGCGGTTTGACGAGGTAAATGGAAAGCTGAAAGAGGCAAATACCACGATTGATACCTTGAAAAAGAGCAATGCGGACAACGAGGAGCTTCAGAAGCAGGTCAAGGAGTATAAGGAAAAGGTAACAATACTGGAGGCAACGGCAGCCAATACCCGGAAGGAATACGCCCTGAAAGACAAACTGAAAGAGGCGGGCGTGGTTGATGCGGATTACATCATCTATAAACAGGGTGGAATTGATAAATTCACGTTTGACAAGGAAGGGAACCCGGTTGGGATTGATGATGTAGTAAAGCCGCTGAAAGAGTCATCCCCGCACCTGTTCAAGACTGAACCAGGGGCCGATTACAAACCGGCCGGCGGAGGGACACCTCCTTCCAAGAATCCGTTTGCAAAAGACAGTTTTAACCTCACTGAGCAGGGAAAACTGCTTCGTGAAAATCCGGCGCAGGCGAAGGCTTTGGCCTCAGCTGCCGGCGTAACTATTTAACACATGAAAGGAAAAGGTGAATTAAATGCCAGGAACAACTTTACGGGACGTTATTGTCCCAGAACTTTTTAATCCTTATGTAATCAACAGGACAATGGAGCTTTCTGCGCTTTTACAGTGCGGTATTATCGCAAATAACAGCGAATTTGACGCGCTTGCATCTCAGTCGGCCCCAACTGTCAACATGCCATTCTTCGAGGACTTGACGGGCGAATCTGAGCAGGTGATTGAGGGGGAAGACCTGACAGACAATAAGATTTCTTCCAACAAGGATGTGGCAGCCATTATCCGGCGCGCTAAGATGTGGAGTGCTACAGATTTGTCCGCGGCATTGGCAGGTTCAGACCCTATGGCAGCCATTGCTACGCTGGTGGCGCAGTTCTGGGCCAGAGATACGCAGAAAGAGCTGATTGCAATCTTGAATGGTATTTTCGGGACCGTACCAGCAGGAAGTTCTGGCACACCGCCCGCAAAAACAAGGCTGGAAAGTAACCTTCTGGACATCTCGGGTAAATCTGGAACAGCGGCAAATTGGAGCGGTAGCGCGTTTATTGACGCGGAACAGAAACTCGGGGATGCCAAGGCGCAGCTGACTGGTATCTGCATGCACAGCGCTACGGAGGCATACCTGAAGAAACAGAACCTGATTGACACAGTGCAGCCATCCAATGATGTTGCCTTTGGTACCTATCAGGGAAAGCGTGTCGTTGTGGATGACGGCTGCCCAGTTGCAAACGGTGTATATACGACATACCTGTTTGGCAATGGGGCCGTGGCCTTAGGTAATGGTAACCCGGTAGGATTTGTGCCGACTGAGACTGACCGTGCGAAGCGTAAGGGCTCAGGCGTGGACTATCTGATTAACAGACGGACCAGTATACTTCATCCGCGCGGCGTCGCGTTTACCAGTGCCTCTGTCGCAAAAACTGAGGGACCGTCCAGGGCTGAACTGTCCGACCCGAAAAACTGGAATCCAGTCTATGAGCCGAAGCAGATTAGGATTGTAGCATTTAAGCACAAACTGGGATAGGAGTAAATGGAATGACAATATCGGGAATGAAAACAGCAGTGAAGAATAATCTGGGCATTAAGGACGATACACGGGATATCCTCATTTCCGATGTCATTCTTTTGGTCTGTGATTATTGTAATCTTGACCAGGAAAGCATTCCTAACATCCTGGAACCAGTTATTCGCAAGAAAGCCAAGGATATCATTGATTATGAGGCGGCCAATGGGACGGGATACCGTCCTGAGGTCGCCAGCATCAAGGAGGGTGACGGAAGTATCACCTGGTCCCAGACGGACGGCAATACCAAGGCAAGCATTTATAGCCTAACAGAGAGCGATAAGAAAGGCCTGCGTAGGCACAGGAGGTTGAGAGGATATGTATAACCCGTATGAGGCAATGTACGACGCCACAATGGACGTGTACAGGTGGCAAGAGATTGAGGTCGACGGATTTACAAAGCATAAGACTGTGAAAATATCAACTGGAAGGCCGTGCCGTTACAGTTCATCCGGACAGGTTGCCACAGGTTCACCCGCCCCGTCTATCCAGAACAGCCATAAGTTATTTTGTGGGCTGGAAGAGGATATACGAGAAGGGGACAGGATTGTAATAACGCTAAGAACTGGGAAAATAATCGAGGTATCACTGGGCGAATGCCATCCATACACGTACCAATGGCAGTGTGAGATAAAGAGAGATGACGATGCATGAGCAATATCAACTATAATGCCAATAAAAAAGCAATTGATGAATTCCGGAAAGAATTGATGGCGATGGTGGAGGACATCCGGGAAATTGATATCCGAGTGCTCAACCGGGCAGTTAGCGATGGTATAAAATATGCGAAGAACAACTCCCCAGTCATTACTGGGTGGTATCGCAAGAATTGGAAATCGGCTCCAGCGGTGAAGTCAAAAGGCGGAGGAGTAACTAAAGTCCTGGTAAATAATGCGGAATATGCAAGCTTTGTAAATTATGGTCATAGGACAGTTGATGACGATGGAAATACCACCGGATATGTAAAGAGTCAAAAGGGTGACCATCTTTTAGAGCGCACTGTGGTTTACGCTGGAAAACAGCTGGAGAAGGAATTTGAAAAGGAGGTAAAGGCGGTACAGAGGCGGCATGATAAGTAAATTGTATAAAAATATCGCATCCGGGCTAAAGGCGGTCCGGGAATGCCCCGTATATAAGGAAGGTGCCCCGCAAAAATTTGTGAGACCCTCTTTTTTGGTATCTTTTTATGGACAGAATCCATTAAGCGGAATCAATGGCAGACTGGAAAACACGGTGAGCGTAGATGTATCTTATTTTCCTGAGACGGCGCAGCGTGGTGGATGCGATATAAAAGAAGAATGCTGGGAAATCGCCCAGGACTTAACGCGCGGATTGCGCATAGAGGATTTTAAAATCAAAAACAGGAGCATTGATATTACAGACAATATATTGCATTTTATGTTTGAGGTTACTTATAGAGAATATTTGGAAACAACAGGCAGGAAAATGCAGACTATGTCACAGAACACAGACATAAAGGAGGAATAACCTATGTCGGGAACATGGGAATCCCAAAATAAGGTACTGCCCGGAGCCTACATTAATATCCGGACAAATGAGCCGTTGTCCATTACCCCGGGAGATAGGGGAACCGTAGTTATCCTACAGGAAATGACGGTAGGAAAGGATGGACAGATGTATACCATCACCGCTACGGAGCAGGCATATCCAGAGAAAGCAACAGCAGATGATAAGAAGCTGGCTGCAGAAGCGCTGAAAAAGGCTAAGACGGTATTGATTTACAAGTTGCCGAAAACACATAATACAGAGGCGGTTAATGCAGCGCTTACGAAATTAAAAACGGTGCAGTTTAACACTCTGTGCTATCCTTATGATACAACGCCGGAAACAGCAAGCGCCAACAAGGCAGCGATTGCGACCTGGATTAAGGCTATGAGGGACGACGAGGGGGTTAAATGCCAGGCCGTCCTCGCCAATCATGTAGCGGATAGTGAGGGAATTATAAATGTCTCGCAGGGAGTCGTGATGTCTGACAGCACAACATTGACGGCAGCAGAGACTACCGCATGGGTGGCGGGCGCAACTGCCGGGGCAAGTATTACCACTTCAAATACGGGAATGACTTATGCTGGGGCGATTGATGTCAGCCCCAGGATGACAAAAACCGAGATGGAGACAGCAATTAAGGCGGGTAAGTTCATATTCAAGGCTGACAGTGCGCAGAACGTAACAGCGGTATATGACATCAATTCCCTCACCACGGTCACGGTGGAGAAGGGGAAAATGTTCACGAAGAACAGGGTCATCCGTACCCTTGACAATATTGCAAATGACATCACTACTATTTTTGAAAGTAACTATGTGGGAAAGGTAAACAACAACGATGATGGGCGGGCACTTCTTAAGGCGGCGTTGGTAGATTATTTTAACACGCTCCAGAACATGGGGGCCATCCAGAACTTTGAAACGAATGATGTAGTAATTACGGCCGGAACAGATTCGGACGCAGTCCTTGTGACAGCCGCCATACAGCCTGTTGACAGTGTTGAGAAAATCTATATAACAGTTAATCTTTCATAAGGAGGCGCACAATGGCAGGAAATTACACAAAAATTAGCGACCTGGTGACTGGCAGCGAAGGCAGTGCATACATAACCACGGATGGACAGAATAGGTACTTTTTTGAACTGTCCAAAATCGAAGCAAACATTGAATTTACAGTGATTGCAAAGAAGCTTCTCGGTCACAGAATGAAGCAGCATAAAGTGGTTGGAGCCGAGGGAAAGGGTACTGTAACAATGTACAATGTTAGCCCGGCGGCCCTGGCAATCTACCAGCAGTACATCAAAGAAGGAAAGACGCCCCAGATTAGCATCCAGACCACAAACGAGGATACGGGAAGCACAATAGGCAGGCGTACTGTAGTGATGCGTAATTGCATTCTGGCGAAAGTCCCGGTTGCATATCTGGAGGATGGAAGCGAGGATTTAAACACAACGGATTCCGATTTTACATTTGATGATGTTGACGAGCTGGAGAGTTACGTGCTTCCAGAAAATATGAGGTAATTGCCTTTTCATCACCTTTGCGATATAATGAAAAACATATTAGCAAAGGAGGGTGCGGATATGGAAGTGTTGAAAATATCTAGTATGGCAATGGATTTAGAGGTTGATGACCAGAATGTAAAAATTACGCGGAAGATGCCAACTAGAACCAGAGTAATACCGATAGAATCTATCGTGTCGGTAGAAATCAAGAAGCCAGGAATGCTTGCTGGATATATTTATTTTCAGACGGCTGCTGGCTCAAGCAGTAAGGTAAAAAGTGTAAAAGATTTGGGGAATGATGAAAACGCATTTGTATATGGCATAGCAAGCAAGCACGGTATAGCCGTAAAGATAAAGGAACGGATTGAGGAAATACATAAAGCAGCGGCTAACCGTCAATGTAATAATGGACCGGTGTCTTCGGCTGATGAGATTTTAAAATATAAGAATCTGTTAGATGCTGGGGCAATTACAGAAGAGGAGTACAATGCAAAGAAAAGACAGCTATTAGGTATATAAGGTAACTTGAACGCCCATTGTAGGGCGTTCTTTTTATTGTAATAATCAATAGGAAAGGATATATGTATGAGTAGTTTAAGCGCATTTTTAAATCCTATAAAGGCAGAAAACAGGAAAGTATGTGTGTCTGACCGATTCCAGGAAAACGGGAAAACAGTTCCGTTTGTCATTCGACCAATTGGCCAGGATGAGAACGAACAGATTATACGCAAGCACACAAAAAAGGATAAAAAGGGTGTCGAATACTTTGACAGAGTAGCATATAATCAGGAATTAGTTGCGGCAGCCGTAGTTGAGCCAGACTTAAAAAGTGAAGAGCTGCAAAAAGCGTACGGTGTAATCGGCGAGGCAAAGTTATTAACCAAAATGCTGTATATCGGGGAGTATGCCGAGCTCATGCAGGAAGTACAGGAGCTGTCTGGGCTTGATAAAGATATCAATGATGACATTGAAGAGGCAAAAAACTGATAGAGCAGGGCGATGCAGAGTTTAACTATTCTCACTTCGCCCTGCAAAAGCTCCATTTGCTCCCATCGGCTCTGGAGTCTATGAGCCGGCGGGAGCGTGCACTAGTCTATGCCAGTATTGATTTGAGAGTTAAGGAAGAGAAGAGACAGGCCGCCAAAATGAAGATGTAAGGAGGTGGGCAGATGGCAACGTTACATGCTATGTTCAAGTTATTCGACGGCTATAGCACAACGATTAATAAGATTGTGACAGGTACCAATAAGGCGGCGGAATCCGTAAGGAAGGCAAGTAGGGGGACGGATGTATATAACCAATCGTTAAGCAATACTGGAGTGGCCGCGAGCAAGGCCAATTCTGGACTAACTAAGCTAATCGGAACCGTGTTGAGCCTGGCGGCCGCAAAGAAGGGCATGGATTTGACGGATATGTATATAAATACCAGCGCGCGCCTTTCCATGATTACAGGAAGCCTAGAGGAGCAGAAGGCCTTACAGGCGGCGGTGTTCGCTGCTGCTGACCGGTCAAGGGGTAGTTATGTAGAGATGGCAAACGCAACAGCTAAAATGAAGATGCTGGCGGGCGATGCATTTGGAAGCAATGAGGAAGCTCTTGGATTTACGGAACTCTTACAGAAATCCCTTAAGGTATCAGGCGCCAGCCAGGGAGAACAGGATTCGGCCTTCCTCCAGCTGACACAGGCAATGGCAGCAGGTAAGCTTCAAGGAGACGAGTTCCGGTCGATTATGGAAAATGCGCCGATGGTAGCAAATGCGATATCGCAGTATCTTGGCGTTACCAAAGGAGAGTTAAAGGAACTGTCATCGGACGGGGCTATTACGGCTGACATTATCAAGAATGCAATGTTTAACGCGGCGGATGATATTAACGGAAAGTTCGCCCAGATGCCCATGACGTTTGCGGATGTCTGGACCAAGATAAAGAACACTGGGATGCAGGCCTTTGGAGACGTATTCGAAAAAGCTAACGCCATGCTTAATTCCGATATGGGACAGGCTGCAATTATGAACCTAACAGGGCTGGTTTATATGGCTGCGGCCGGTTTTGATGCCCTTTTGGATGGGATTGGATGGGTAGGAGATAATTTAGACTGGCTGGGACCTATTATATTTAGCGTTGCTGCCGGATTTTTGGCATATCAGTTAGCAACCGGGCTTGCAGCAGCAGCACAGTGGGTTCTTAATTCAGCGATGCTGGCCAGCCCAATTTTCTGGATTGTTGCGGCCATTGCTTTTGCTGTGGCGTTGATTTATAAGTTTGCATCCTATATTGCGACTACTACAGGGGTGGCATCGACCGGATTCGGTGTTATTGCAGGCGGCATTAATGTAGTAATTCAATTCTTCTGGAATTTGCTTCTGACAGTTGCAAACGTTGCGTTAGGTATTTATAACGCAATAGATGCACTAGGGACAAATATAGGGGTAGCATTTGGAAATGCCATCTCCGGTGTGAAAGCGTGGTTCTATGATTTGTTGTCAACAGCTGTATCAGTTGTTGCGGGTATTGCTGCTGAATTAAACAAACTTCCTTTTGTAGATTTTGATTATTCTGGTATTGAGTCTGCTGCTGCTGAATATGCGGCAAAATCAGCGGCGGCGGCAGCTGAAAAGAAGGAGTATACATCTATTAGTGACGCATTTAAGGATGGAATGAATACGTATGATGCTTTCAAGGATGGCTGGGCTAAAGATGCATTTGACAACGGGGCATCATGGGGAGATGGTGTAACAGATAAAATAAAGGGCATAATGGATGGATTTGGGGCTGGTGATGACGACAAGGGCTGGGACCAGTTTGCCACGGGTGGAAATCCGGCCGTTGTGAAAGGGACCGGAAAAGGCGGGGCCATGAAGGTTGAAAAAGACGATAAAGAAGATATTGAGTGGATGCGCAAGCTGGCGGAGCGTGATTACGTGGCCAGGATTGCACAGAACACCCTTGCCCCGAACATCAAGGTAGAATTTAGTGGCCCAATCACGAAGGAAGCGGATACGGATGGGGTCATGAGCCATGTTGTGGAGCAGCTTAAGGATGTGATTGCAACCGCTCCGGAGGGGGTACCTGCATAATGTCATACTCAGTATATTTCAAATATGGAAGCAAGAAATACAAGCTTCCGGTCAATCCGGAGGAAATCAAACGGACAAGGAACCTGAATGTGGAGACTTACCAGGTGCTTGGCACAGGGCAGGTCTCCGTCCCATCCTATTGTGAGCTGGAGGAATACAGTTTTGAGGCGGAGTTCCCCAGTCGGGATTACCACTATGTGGAACCAGGCGCGCGGGCCGATGCTGATTACTATGAAAAGATGTTCCGTAAGGCCCAGAAGAACAAAAAGCCCATCCGGTTCATCGCATCGAATGATATCACGGATGATATAAGCGTGATGGTGCTGGTTAAGAGCGTGGAAAGCCGTGAAAAGGCAGGGGAAGAAGGGGATAAGTATATATCGCTCACCCTGCTTGAACACAAAGGGTCCAGTAAACGTTATATAGCGGTCCAAACCCCGACAGCTACGGTTAAACAAGAGGATACAGCCACCAATAGCGAGGCTGTAAATCCGGCAGTGACCGATAATAAGACACATACGGTACAATCAGGCGATACGCTTTGGGGGATTGCAAAAAAATACTATGGCAACGGAGCACAGTATCCTAAAATTGCGTCTGCTAATAGCATAGCAAACCCCAATGTTATAAGTGTGGGGCAAGTGTTGAGCATACCGACATAGGAGGCGACATGGAGCTATTGGTTGAAACACAAGGTTACATATATGACATATCCGACATGTGCACAGAAATATCGTGGTCAGATGTCCTCAACGATGGCGCAAGCAGTCTGGAGGTGTCGTATATTAAAAATGGGCTTACCCTGCAAAATGGTGATGTTGTCCGTCTGACAGATAATGACCAGAAAGATGGCATTTTTTTTGGTACGGCTTTTAAAGTATCCGGTGATGAGAGCGGTATTATTAAGGTTAAAGCGTATGACCAGCTGCGCTACGCAAAGCACAAGGATATAGTAGTCCTGGAAAATGGCACGCTCAGGAACCTGGCCCAGAATATGTGTGCGTTTCTGTCGCTAAAACCGGGGACCATGGAGGAGCCAGGCTACATCCTTCCTGCCATTGCCGATTATGAAAAAACATGGATTGACCATATTGTACAGGCCATATCAGATACGTTACTTGGTACACAGGAGATGTATTGCTTAAGGGATGAATATGGTTCTGTGTGCTTATGGAACATGCGCAATCTTCAAACTCCGCTTGTATTGGGAGACGCGAGCTTATGCACCGGATACAGCTGGGAGAAATCCGTAGATGATGAATTTTATAACCGTATTAAAGTGGTCTGGAAAAACGAGTCAAGCGGACAGATTGATATTGGAACAGCTGTTGACCAAGAATCAGTCAATCGTTATGGACTGTTACAGTATCTTGAATCTTCCCAATCTGGCATTGATAACGCGGCGAAGGCCCAGGAGCGTGCCAATAACCTATTGAAACTGTATAACCATGAGAAGGAAACATTGAAATTGGAATGCCTGGGGGACCTCCGGGTGAGGGCTGGGAACAGTATTTATGGCAGCATAGAGGATATCAACCTGAACCGCCGTTTGATTGTAAAGAAAGTGACCCATGAGTTCCTTCCTATCCATACCATGTCCGTGGAGGTGATGGCAGATGAGTGATAAGAATACAGCACATGAGCTTTTATCCACAATCAAGGCAATCGTGGACAATTATATGAAGGCCAGAAAGCCCACATCCGTACTGCTTGGCACTTACAACGGAACGTCAATCATGGTCGGTTCGCTCCCCCTGCCTATGAGTATGGTTTCCGGGAATATGAAAGGGAAGCTTGTATCCGGGGACAAGGTTCGGCTTTTGCGTAATGATGGTGGTCGGGAATACTACGTTCTGGAGATTATTGGGAAACCTTATCAGATAGGAGGTTGAGTATGACAGAACTTACAACGTCACTGGTGCTCCAGGAACAGAATTTTTATGATAGGACGTATAAACTTTCTGCTGAGAAGATAGAAAGCTTTGTGGATGGCCTGGAATCACTGAAACAGGCTATATATAAGGTGCTTGCCACAGAACAATATGAATACCCCATCTACAGCTTTAAGTATGGGATTGCGTGGAAGGAACTGATTGGAGAGGAGCGTCCATATGTCCGCGCTGAGATGAAACGGATGATTCAGGAAGTGCTATTGCTGGACGACAGGATATTAGAGGTGGACGGATTTGATTTTGAGTTTAAGGAAGATATATGCCGGTGCACTTTTAATGTATCCAGTATTTATGGGGACGTGGAAATAGAGAAGGAGGTGTCAGTATGAGCGCGACATACGAAGAAATATTGCAGGGGATGCTGAATAAAGTCACCAACGAAGTGGACAAACGTGAAGGAAGTATCATATATGATGCGTTGGCACCGTGTGCGTATTTCCTGGCACAGCAGCAATTTCAAATAGAACATTTCTTTGACTTGGTATTTGCTGACACGGCGATAGGAGATTATCTTGATAGGGCGGCCGCAACCTATGGACTGACCAGGAAAGAAGCAACTGCGGCCGTGCGAATAATGACGACATCAACGGCGATTGAAAATGGTACTCGATGGGGGATTAATGGACTTGTTTATAATGTTACTGGTAAGCGCAGCGAGAATGAATATATAGTCACATGCGAGACCCCAGGGGAAACAGGAAACCAATACAGCGGAAATATGGAGCCCATATCCAATATATCTAATGTCACGGCGACGCTTGGAGGAATTGATACGCCGGGGACGGATGCTGAAACGGATGACGCCTTTCGGGAACGGCTATATGCAAAGATAAAACGGCCGGCTACATCAGGTAATGCTTATCATTATAGGCAGTGGGCTCTGGAGGTGGCCGGTGTGGGGGATGCAAAAGTATTTCCGTTGGATAACGGTCCCGGAACTGTGACAGTCCTGGTAGTAGATGATGACAAAAATATTTCTTCCTCACTTCCTGCTACAGTTTTAAAGCACATTGAAACGGTGCGTCCAATCGGGGCTACAGTTACGGTATCCAGTCCGGAAGCATTACCTATTAATATATCAGCCAATGTCGTTTTGGATGGAAGTAAGACAATTTCAGAGGTTAAATCGGCATTTAAGGAAGAGTTGACATCATTCCTGAAGGAAATGACATTTATAACGTATCGTGTGAGCTATGCGAAACTGGGAAGTCTCCTTCTGGATATTCCAGGAGTTGAGGATTTTGACAATTTCAGGCTTAATTCTGGGACAGGAAACGTAACGATAAGTGAAAAACAGATACCGATTATCGGAATGATAACATTAGCGGAGGTGGATGCGCTTGGAGTTGGTTAAACTGCTGCCAGATTATTATGATTCGAATGTTACAATGAATACCTTACAGGCAATCCTTTCGGATGTGACAGAAATGATGGATGTCAGTCTGAGTACAATCATTGCAGAATGCTTTGTTAACACGGCCAGCCATATGCTGAACAGATATGAACAACTGTTGGATATTGATGTGGATATATCCAAGCCGGATACCTTCCGGCGCGAACGAATCAAGGCTAAGATTTCGGGAATCGGAACAACCACTAAGCAGATGATTATTGATACGGCCAGCCAGTATTCAAACGGAGAAGTGGAGGTCATTGAAGACAATGCTAATGGAAAATTCACAATTAAGTTTGTTGGCACACTTGGCATTCCAGGAAACATGTCTGACCTCAAGATTACAATTGAAGAAATAAAGCCGGCACATCTGGCCGTGGTATATGAGTACGTCTATAATACATGGAATGATGTATCAAAGATAACATGGAACCAGGCAGCTGCATACACCTGGGATGAAATAAGGACGGTGAATTTAAATGAATGAGACTACCAACCTAAAACTCAAGAAGCCAGCAGGAAATGAATATATATCCGTTGAGACTATCAATGGAAATATGGACATTATAGATACTGGCATGAAAGAAATAAGTGATAGTGTTGACGCACCTGAGTTTGATGCCTCTGGAACCGTGGAGGGCATAACTGATAAAGCAGGCCTCCTGGCCAGCTTTGTCACAAGGATGCCACTTGTAAAATTTATGCGCAATGTCGTGGCCGGTTTTAAGCTGGCCCTATACGCGGGGCAGGTTGTCAATAACTGTGTGACTGACAATGCCAGCCTTCCGTTATCGGCTGCCCAGGGCAAGGTATTGATGGACCTTTATACTGTGCTCAATGCCAAGATAGCAGATACATCCGGAATAGCAAACACGGCCAATGCTAAAATAGAATTAGATGGACCAATCAAAACGATTGCCTATGGGAGTGACAAAAACAAATGGGCGTTTCAGCAGCAATTTCCGGATGGCGTCATATTATCTTTAGGCATCAGCGAAACCGAAATTTTTTACGACTATTATGACGGAAAAACATGGACTCGTAAGTGGACAAGATGATTATATACCCGCTATGAATATGCCAAACCGTACATTATTACCTGCTATGAGTTGTGCGCCAAATTCAATAGACACAATCGCGACAGTACTGGTGGACAAATCATAGTCATATCTAACTTGGTGGCCGATAACGCTACAAGGGAGCACATAAAATATATATGGCTTGTCGGTCATCAGCGCTGTCGTTATGTCAAAGGGTATGTTGCAAATATTTCCATCAATCCATGATTCTTGGATAGGGATGACGGTCTGATATGATCGATACTTGATTTCGTTTGTGTAGCTTTTTAGCTCAAGTATCTTGGTATTGAGCACAGTAAGCAACTCGTAAACCGGGCCCCACAAGGGCCTTTTATAATTCATAAAAAAAGGAGTGAGCCCATGGAAAAAATCAGAATTGGAAAGGAAGAACGACGGTATGAAATCAACGGCATCCAGCCAGAATCGGCCAATGTCCTGAAAATCGCTTTTGCTGATACAATCCCGGATATATGGGGCGATATTACAATCCATACTAATGATGGTACAGAGGCTACCACCCTGCACGGCTATGATACGGTCTGGAAGCAGGACGGAAATACAGTGTGGCTATCCAATGACGGAAGTGTTTATACACCCCTAGCCCCTCCGGAACCAGTGGAACCGCCAGAACCATATGTGCCGACACTGGCAGAGGTACAGGCTACTAAGAAAGCCGAGATGTCAGCGGCCTGCGAACAGATTATACACCATGGCGTAAATGTCACCCTGTCAGACGGCACAACAGAACATTACAGCCTGACGGAGCACGACCAGCTTAATCTATTTGGCAAGCTAAGCCAGATAAGTGCCGGTGCAGCACGGTTGGAGTATCACGCCGATGGGCAGCCCTGCCGGTATTACAAGGCGGCAGACATGCAGGCCATCATTCAGGCGGCCATGTGGCATGTGTCCTATCACACCACGTACTGCAATGCCATTAACATGTGGATTGCCGGCTGCCAGACCGCTGAGGAGGTCCAGGAAATCTTTTATGGTGCGGATGTGCCGGAAGAGTACCGGAGCGAGGTGCTTAAGACATATCTGACACAGATAGCCGGGCAGATGGGAGTGAACACGGATGGGACACAGACGGAATGATAAGTATGTCATATTGTGGGCCGTTGGAGGACTGATATACATAAGCCTGGAAGCCATTTGGCGGGGACATAGCCACTGGACTATGTTTATCCTGGGTGGCATCTGTTTTGTCGCTCTGGGGCTGATTAACGAGGTATTGCCCTGGGATATGCCCCTATGCCAGCAGGTGATTATTGGAGCCTGCATTGTGACAGTGTTGGAGTTTGCGACCGGCTGTGTGGTCAACCTGTGGCTGGGATGGAACGTGTGGGATTACAGCAGCCTGCCGGGCAATATCCTGGGTCAGGTATGTCCGCAATACTGCCTGCTTTGGATGCCGGTAAGCCTGGCCGGAATCGTGCTGGATGACTGGTTACGGTATTGGTGGTGGGGCGAGGAGCGGCCGTATTATAATATTATAGAAAGGTGAGGTTAATGAAAATGAAAAGAGAATATGTAATTACAGTACAGGGGGCGCTGGCAGCAGCTGGTGCCTTTTTAAGTGCGAAGCTAGGAATCTTGTATCCGGTGCTGTGCATCCTAATGGGTACCATGGTGTTAGATTACATAACCGGGATGCTGGCCAGTAAAAATGAGGCCATAGACCATCCGGGTGATGCCAGCTATGGATGGAGCTCCAGAAAAGGGGCTAAGGGTATCATTAAAAAGGTGGGATACCTGTGCGTGATTGCTGCGGCAATGGTGGTTGATTATGTGATTGTTTTTGTGTCGGCAGAGCTTGGGATGCAGATATCCGTCAAGGCCTTCTTCGGGCTCCTGGTGGCGGTCTGGTACTTACTCAACGAGTTGCTGTCCATCATTGAGAATGCCGGTCGTATGGGTGCCAATGTGCCGGAATGGCTGCGTAAATATATCGCGGTATTAAAGGATAAGATTGACAATACAGATTATCAGGGAGGCAGCAGGACATAAAAGGAGGTGGTCCGTATATCTCCCGGCCGCCAGGGTAATGGCGGTAAACTTATCAACCCAAAAAAGGAAAGAGAGGTACATATTATGGCAGAATCAACAGGAAAACATGCAGCGCATATTCCGGGAAATGGGGGATACCTGGCAGAGGGGCCAGACCTGAAGGAAAAACAGCCCACCCCATACCTGTATAATGCACCAACAGACACTCCGCATCCGGGTAAGCACCAGAGCGGTGTAGGAGGCCCAAGTGACCGTAACAATAATGGAGTAGACGACGAAAAGGAGTAGCTGCGATATCGCAAGAAAGGTAATAAATGAGGACATTAAGATTTAAAGTATCCGGCCAGGAGCTGATAAGGGCTCCTGGCTGTGATTTTAGCAACATAATTGCCGGTACATCGGGCTACCTTCAGGCGGCATTTGAGTTTGGGCAGGACTGGGACGGGACTATCCAGGTGGCGGCATTCTATCCTTACCTACAGTCCCAGGAGGTTGGCAGGCTGATTAAGGATGGCACCTGCATTGTGCCGGATGAAATCACGGCCTATGACACATTTAAAATCGGGGTGGTTGGCCAGCGTGAGAATGGCCAGAGGATTACCACCAACCTGATTACAATTAAGCAGGAGAGGGGAGCGGGACAGGCATGGCAACAGTAGATGAGATACTGGCAAGACAGGCTTATGCAGATGGTGACGAGACCTGGACCAAGGATAATAACTACCCGTCATATACGCTGTACGTGGAGCCGGAGTATGTCCCGGTCACCAACAAGCGCATCGCGGATTTTAATGACCAGATATCGGTCAGGGGCGAGCAGAATGCCCAGTTCGTGGGCTTCCAGCTGCCACGGTACGATGACGGCCTGGACCTCACCGCCCAGCACCTGTACATCCACTACCAGACGGTCTATGGGGGTGGGGATGGCGTACCCTGCAACGTGTCCAAGTCGGACAGCCATGTGAGGATGTGCTGG